GCCTAATCATAAAATATTTGCAGATGAATGGTTAATAGACCGCAACGGTAAACGTGCGGCTATTGCTGCTGGATTCTCGCATAAGACTGCTGAACAACAAGCATCCAGGTTGTTAACAAGTGTTAAGGTGAAGTCTTATATTGATGAACGCTTAAAAGACGCTCAAAAGCGCAGAGAGGAAACGCTAGATGATATTCTTAATGAGCTTGATGAGAATAGAAAGGCTGCTTTATGCGCTGAAACCGTGCAAGCTGGTGCGGCTAATCAAGCAACAATGTCAAAGGCTAAGTTGCTTGGTTTTGTTACAGAGAAAGTTGAGATTACTGGCGAAATCAGTTTAGCTAACGAGATAGCGAAAGCGAGAGCGCGTGTTCAGTAAGGCCGATGTTGATTTAGCGCGTGAGATAGGCAAGTATTATGACGATGCATTAGGCTACGTTATCTTTGCATTTCCGTGGGATAGTAACCCTGCATTGCAATTGGTTGAGCTTGAAGAACCATACAAATCGAGATTCAAGTGTAAATATGGCCCTGACGTATGGGCATGTGAGTTTCTTGATAACATCAGCAAGCAAGTCAAAGCACATGGATTTGATGGTGTTAACGCCGTTGATGCGATTCGTGAGGCGGTAAGCTCAGGCCACGGTATTGGTAAATCGGCAATGACTGGCTGGTTAGTATCATGGATTATGTCAACCAGGCCTTATGCGCAAGGCACCGTGACTGCCAACACTGGCGCTCAGCTTGAAACTAAAACATGGGCGCAAATTCAGAAATGGGTAAAGCTATCCATCACCGCGCACTGGTTTGAAATTAACACCACTAAGCTATATCACAAAGAAGCGCCTGAATCATGGTTTTGCTCTGCGCAAACCTGCCGCGAAGAAAACTCAGAATCATTTGCTGGACAGCACGCGGCCAACTCTACCTCGTTTTATATCTTCGATGAAGCTTCTGCGGTGCCTGATGTGATTTGGGAAGTGGCAGAGGGTGGCTTAACCGATGGTGAACCCATGGTGTTTGCTTTCGGCAATCCAACACGTAATAGCGGAAAGTTTCATAGTTGCTTTAATGGACAGCGCACTCGATGGAATACGCGCCAAGTAGATTCACGCACAGTAAAGCTTACTAATAAGAAACTGATTGCTGAATGGGTGGAAGATTATGGCGAGAATAGTGACTTTGTAAAGGTGCGCGTGCGTGGCATGTTCCCTTCACTATCACTCAAGCAATTCATTTCAACTAATGATGTTGATAATGCTTTCAATAAGCACTTACGCAAAGACCAATACGATTTTGCACCTCGCATTATTACGTGTGATCCTGCTTGGGAAGGTGACGATGCGCTTGTTATATCAATGCGGCAAGGGTTGAAGTTTGAAATACTCAGGACTATGCCTAAGAACGATAATGATATTTATGTAGCTAACATCATAGCTCAGTTAGAAGACCAACATCAGGCTGATGCTGTGTTTGTGGATGGTGGCTATGGTACTGGCATTATCTCAGCAGGCAGAACGATGGGAAGATCATGGCAAATTGTTTGGTTTAGTGGTGAATCAGGCGATGCAGGATGCTTGAATAAGCGTGCTGAAATGTGGAAACTTGCACGTGATTGGCTTAAAGAAGGTGGCGCAATACCAAATGACCAAGAGCTTTACCGTGAATTGATCGGTCCTGAAACCGTGCCTAGATTAGACGGTAAAATTCAGATTGAATCTAAGAAAGATATGAAGAAGCGAGGACAGCCATCACCAAACAAGGCTGATTCGCTAGTATTAACCTTTGCCATGCCAGTAGTGAAGAAACCACGTAGCGCTATTGAGAAGTTCGCACATGGCGCAGTCAATAATAACAATCGAGAGTACGACCCACTAGCCAATTATTAGGGTGCGTTAGCATTTCCTAGTCAGCCATAAAATCCACACATAACGTCATAGGAGTTTTGCCATGTGTGGATTAGGAAGTACACCAAAAATACCAGCAGCACCGCCGCCAATTGTGCCACCTCAAGCAGAGAAAGCGCCGGAGCAGGAAACATTCAAACGTAAAAACATTGCTAGCTCTCGCGGAGCAACAAACTCAGGCACCATTTTAACTGGCTCAAGCGGTGATGCAGTGCCACAAGGTCAATTGGGCGCCAGCACCTTGCTAGGTGGTTAATCATGGCCTACAAATGGGATCAGAACGGATTGATTGCCGCTGATGGTTTACCAAATGGCGCGAAGGTTGACGTTAACCAGTATCAAGGTTTGATGCAGCAATTCTCGGCTAATCAGAAAGAACGAGCCAGCAATTACTTCACCAGCATGAATAACGATGTAAGGCTGTCTGATTCCATCAGTAAATTTGTCTATAAGAATGGCAAGGTTCAAGGCTTTATTCCAGAGATAGAGCGCAAGAAAGTTGGTTATTCCAACGATTACGAAGATGTGGTTGCTAGGGATGCCGGCGTAATGAATCAGCCAGGCGCAGAGCGTGGTTATTACATTGATGTAGGTGGCATTGTTTTTGATGGAGCCAGCAAATCAGGTGACATTCCTGATGGGTCTGAGGTTGTGTTCAGTACAAATCAAGGTGCGCCACTTGCTGAATTTAGAAATGGCACGCGCACAGAAGGTTATATGCGTCTAGCCACTCAGCAAGCCAAAGCCGCTGACAAGTTAAGGTTAGGCAATGAATCTGGCACTACAGCAGCAAGCATTCGCCAAAACGCTCAAAGAAGGACATTACTATAATGCAAGAGACACCACGCGAGCGATACCTGAAACGTAAGCAGTCGCTATGGAATGAGCGTAGCAGCTACCTATCGCATTGGCGCGAGATAAGCGACCACATCATGCCGCGCACCGGACGCTTCTTTGAAACTGATCGTAACAACGGCAAAAAGAAGCATAACAACATCATCAACTCAAAAGCAACGCGTGCATTAAATACGCTAGCTTCTGGCATGATGGCTGGCATGACTTCACCGGCTCGGCCATGGTTTAGATTGGCCACGCCTGATACTGATTTAATGGAATTTGAGCCGGTCCGCGCATGGCTTGATAAAACCTCACGCATTATGCGCGAGATATTTGCGCGTTCAAATACATACAACTCACTGCATCAGATGTATCTTGAGCTTGGTGCGTATGGCACAGCGTTTACCTTTGTCTCACCAAACTTTGATGATGTATTGCGTCATTTTCCTATGACGGTAGGCGAGTACGCATTAGCCATTGATTCTAATCAGCAGGTTAAAACCGTTAAATACCAATGACGGTAAGCCAAGTGGTTCAAGAGTTTGGGAAAGATAAAGTCAGCGCCAACGTCATCAACAAGTACGATTCAGGCAATCTTGATCAGTGGGTGACAGTAATTCACTGCGTAGAGCCACGTTATGACCGCGAGCATGGTAAGAAAGACGCGAAGAATAAAGCATTCAAGTCTATTTATTTTGAAGCTGCGGCTGATGGTAGCAAGTTATTACGTGAATCTGGCTTTGATGAGTTCCCCGGTCTAGCACCTCGCTGGATGGTATTGCAGGGTGATGTATATGGTAGCTCACCTGGTATGGAAGCATTGGGTGATGTGAAGTCATTGCAACATAAAGAGCTGCGTAATGCGCAGTGTATTGACTATCAGACTAAGCCGCCTATTCAAATACCAATAAACATGAAGGGGCAAGAAATTAACAGCTTGCCGGGTGGTGTGGCTTATTACGATAGTAGCTCACAGAATGGCGGCATTAAGACGCAGTTTGAAGTTAACTTAAACCAGCAATACTTGATGCAAGATATTGACCGTACAGAGCGCAGAATAGATCAAGCCTTCTATGCAGATCTATTTCTGATGCTAGCAAACGACAACCGTTCAGGCATTACCGCAACAGAAGTAGCTGAGCGCCACGAAGAGAAAATGCTGATGGTTGGCCCAGTGTTAGAGCGTTTGCATAACGAGATGCTTAATCCGTTAATTGACATTACATTTGCGCGAATGGTGCAGGCAGGAATCTTACCGCCGGCACCGCAAGAGTTATCAGGCCAGAACCTACAAGTAGATTTTGTATCAACATTGGCACAGGCGCAACAATTAGTAGGGTTAGGTTCGCTTGACCGCTACGCAATGACACTAGGTTCAATTGCACAATTGAAACCAGATGTTCTTGATAAGTTCGATGCCGACCAGTTTGCAGATGTGTATGCACAGCGTTTGGGTGTTGATCCAAGCGTTTTGGTTGCTGATGATAAAGTGGCAATCATTCGCAAAAGCAGACAAGAACAATTGGCGCAACAGCAACAAATGGCAATGATGCAACCGATGGCAGATGCTGCAGCTAAGATTGGAAGCATTGAAACAGATGCAGGTAACAGCAATGCTTTGGCAGATGTAATGCAAGGCCTTACTGGCTACACAACATAACGAGGAGTAATGAAATGTCTTTATCAAGCAACTTAACGGCGACAGGCGATATTTCCACTGTCCACTCTGAGCTAATTGGCTTCTATGTTAACAGCACAAGTTCTGGAACAATTGTGTTAAGAAGTGGCGGCTCTGGCGGTGATGTATTGAATGGCGTGATTACGCCGGCAGTAGGCTTTCATACATTCCCTGCCAATGGCGTAAACGGCTTACATGCCACCATAGGCGGCACATTAAACGTGACGTTCTTCTATCGAAAACTTGTTTAGTACAAGTTGGAATAAATCAAGCTCACTTCGGTGGGCTTTTTTTACGCTTATAGGGGTGCGTTTACCTTTTCGCATACGCATTATTCTTTGCCCATGAGTAAACAAGATTACGACCCATTAAGCGCTGATGCAGCCGATGACAACGATAAAGATCAGAAAAACAAGCGCCTAAAAGAGCTTGAGGATTTGAGATTTGTGTTGGGTGATAAGCGCGGACGCAGAGTAATCAACCGCTTACTGGCGAAAACTGGCGTGTACCGCAACCCATTTACCGGAAACAGTGAAACATATTTTCGTTGTGGCGAGATGAATGTTGGGCAGTACGTGATTGCAGAAGTGCAAGCAGTATCACCTGACAGCTACGCTAATTTACTAAAGGAGTTTAAACAAGATGGCAACTGAAGATACAGCAACAGTTCAGGGTGACACCAACGCTGATGCTAATGCAGAAGTTACAACCGTGCAGACCACAGAAGCACAAGCCGATACGTCTAATGCAACTACCGATACGCAGACAGATGATTCAAAGAGTGAAGATTCAACGGTTGAGACCCAGCCAGTAGATGTTGATTACGACTTCACTTTACCTGACGGCTTTACCGCGAATGAGGAACTCACTGGCGATTTAAAAGCACTTGCGAAAGAGAATGGTTTAAGCAAAGAGGCTGCGCAGAAATTCGCTGATTTGGGCGTAAAGATGCAACAGCAGCAAGCAGACCAATGGCAGGCGCAAGTAGATCAATGGGCAGAGGATGTGAAGGCAGATAAAGAGATTGGTGGTGAGAAGTTCGAGCAGAACCTTTCATTGGCTAAACAGGCGCTTGATAAGTTTGGCGGTCAAGATCTGAAAGATTTGCTGCAATCAACAGGCTTTGGAAACCACCCGGCGATCGTGAAGGCTTTTTACAACATTGGTAAGTCGGTAAGTAATGACGTGCTTGTGGTTAGCAACGGTTCATCTAAAGAAACAAAAGATGCCGCAAGCGTTATGTTCCCAAATATGAAATAAAGAGAGGTAATAATCATGGCTGCATTAAGCACAATTCACCCAACGCTTCTAGACTTTACAAAACGTTTAGACCCTGACGACAAAATTGCAACGATTGTCGAAATTCTTAACCAGCAAAACCCTGTCCTTGACGATATGGTATGGCAAGAAGGTAACTTACCTACAGGCCATCGCACAACTATTCGTACAGGCTTGCCGGCACCTACATGGCGTAAATTGTACGGCGGTGTGCAACCTACCAAATCAACAACCGTACAAGTAACGGATGCTTGCGGTATGTTGGAAGCTTACGCTGAGGTAGATAAAGCCTTGGCTGACCTAAACGGCAATACCGCATCATTCCGTATGTCGGAAGATTTGGCGCACATTGAAGGCATGAACCAAGAGTTTGCTTCTACGCTAATTTACGGTGACGCGAATGCGCCGGAAGAGTTCGTAGGTTTGGCTGCACGTTATAACAGCAAGTCAGCACAGAACGGCGAAAACATCTTAGGTGATGTAGCGGCACCAGACGGTACAGATAACTCATCTATCTGGCTGGTAGGTTGGGGCGTTAACACTGTTCACGGCATTTTCCCTAAAGGCTCAGTAGCTGGCTTGAAAATGCAAGACTTAGGCGAAGTCACTATCGAAAATGTGGACGGTAACGGCGGCCGTATGCAAGGCTACCGTTCTCACTACCGTTGGGATTGCGGCTTATCTGTACGTGACTGGCGCTACGTGGTTCGCATTAACTTCAATGCAGAAGATTTGACTAAGAATGCATCAGCAGGCCCAGACTTGATTGATCTTCTATCTCAATCCACTGAGTTGTTGCCATCATTGAACGGTTGCCGTCCAGTGTTTTATGGAAATCGCAACACAATGAGCTTCTTGAAGCGCCAAATTGCTAACAAGGTAGCAGCATCAACCTTAACGATGGAAACAGTAGGCGGCAAACACGTGACTATGTTTGAAGGCATCCCATTCCGCCGTTGCGATGCGATCACTAACACAGAAGCTGGCGTTTTGTAGCTAGCTAAATAGAGAGGATTTATCATGATTTTAGACCAAAGAACAGAGCTTGCTGATGCAGTCAGCCTTAACACTGGCGCAGCAGGTACTTACCTAGTTGGCAATCAGATTGATTTGTCTGTAGCGCGAGACATAGGTAACGGCCAGCAATTATATCTAGTGATTACAGTAGATACAGGCATTGAGGCTGGCTCTGCTGGTACGGTGCAGTTTGTAGTGGCTTCTGACGCGCAAGCGGCAATTGCTACTGACGGCTCAGCAACAGTGCATAACACTTCGCCTGCATTCCCTACCAGCTTAACCACAGACACCACAACATTGATTCCAGGTGTTGTTTTATTTGCAGTGCCATTAGCGCTAGAGGGTAATGCTTACGAGCGTTACTTAGGCATCTTGCAGGTAACAGGTACGGCAGCTATTACAGCCGGTAAGATTAATGCGTTCCTGACCACTGATGTTCAAAAGTGGAAGTCATACGCTAACGCTATTTAAGGGGTAGATGATGCCTAAAAAAGTAGAAGCATTAACGCAAGGGTTTTACGATGGCGTGCGCCGCCGTGCAGGTTCTGTTTTCGTTATCCCTGACAACATTAAAGTTGGTAAGTGGATGAAGGTGCTGAAAGATGTGCCGGCTAAAACTGATGCAACTGGTGGTGACGAATCAGAACTGAAGGATGCCTTAATCGCAGAAGCAAAAGAGCTTGGCATTGAAGGTGTGTCACGTAATTGGGGCATTCCAAAACTAGAAGGCGCTATTGCAGAAGCAAAAGCATCGAAAGATGCAACTGGTGGTGATGAATCAGCAGGTAGCTAAATAAAGAAGGGCTTTCATTAGCCCTTCTTGCAAGGGGATTTCATAGAGATTCTCTTGCAAGAATATCAACGAGAGGCATGCAATGAATATCAATTATATCAATGGCGTTGTAATCGGCTACTTTTTAGTTAATTGGGCCTTGTTATTAAATCTATTTTCAAGCAATAAGGTTGGTGTTGCGTTGGCGATTATCAGCATGGCTTCTGCTTACGTTCTTGAATCAATCCGATGTGGCACAGATGGCGAATTAGTCCTATTGGCAAATAAGATACTTGGCGCGGTCATGGTGATTAGCGTGTTTCTATCTTATTTTTCTTGGTTTTTTGTTTAAGGGTAGTCATGGCCTCAGTTGTTGACATTGTAAATCTCTCGCTAGGTAAGCTAGGCGATTCTGCTACTGTTACCAGCATAGACCCACCTGAGGGTTCTGCGCAGGCAGAGCAAGCTAAACGCTTTTATCCAATTGCACGCGATACACTGCTTGAATTGCACCCATGGAACTTCGCTACAAAACGTATTTCACTGGCAGAAACGTCTGATGTAGCGCCTGATGCGTGGCATTTTGCCTATGCAATGCCGTCTAATTACATCCGCGCCTTGTCTATCTATCCAGAGCAATCTACGAGCGAAGCAGATCAGCAACCATTCATTATTGAAACCAACGAGGCCGGGCAGTTAATCCTATTCACAAATATTGAAAACGCAACTCTGAAATACATTGCGCTGATAACCGACACCACCAAGTACACGCCACTATTTATCAATACGCTATCCTATCTGCTGGCTAGCTTCTTGGCTGGTCCATTAATTAAAGGTGACACTGGCTTAAAAATCGCTGATGCCATGTATAACAAAGCTATGCAGATGATGAACGTTGCGGCAGGTAAAGATGCGGCAGCGCGCAACTATGACGCACAGAAGTCACACGTACCATCTTGGGTGCAATCCTATGGCGTATCAGACCAGCGCAGTGTTTATGATGCGAATGGTCGCATTTTAAGAGACTAGCTATGGAATTAGAAAAATTCTACGAAAACACCAACTTCGGCAATAGGGTTGATGGCACAAAGAAGGGTAAAGGATTCCTTGGTGTGTTGAAGCGGCCTGATGGCAATATATCAACAGAAATATCAATAGGTGTTGATTTTGGTAAAGGTGAAACAGAAATACCTTTGCTAGTTCCAACATTATCAAAAAAGCAAATTGACGTTCTTTTGTCTTTACCAGATGGTGAAGCTCCACCTGATGACATAATTGACGTAGCAGTAAATCATGCAAAGAAGCGTCTTAAAGATGGTAAAAGCCCATTTGCAGATGAATCGGAATCGCCAAAATAATGCCATCAACCAAAACCATCCAGCGTAGCTTCGTAGGCGGTGAGATAGCGCCTGAATTATTTGGGCGCATCGACCTAGATAAATATCAGTCTGGATTAGCTGAGTGTTTAAACTTTGTTGTGCTACCACATGGCCCGGCACAGAATCGCTCAGGCTTTAGCTACATTCTGCAAACCAAGTACCAGGATAAGAAAGCCAACCTGATTGAGTTTGCATTCAGTACAGAGCAGACTTACATATTAGAGTTTGGCGATCAGTACATTCGCTTTCATACGAATGGCGGTACTCTACTTAAAACTGGTCAGAATATCAGTGCAATTACGCAAGCAACCGAAGGCGTATTGACCTACTCAGGCACCGACCCTGCAAATGGCGCATGGTTTTATTTGTCAGGTATTACAGGCATGGTGGAATTAAATGGTCGCTATGTCGTGGTTTCTGATGTAGATGCAGGCGCAAATACATTCAAGCTTAAAGACCTGCGTGGGAATTACATCAATACAACAGGCTTCACGCCTTATGTATCAGGCGGCACGATTGCTGAGGTGTATGAGATTGCCTCACCTTACCTTGAAGCCGATCTATTCAACATCCATTACGTGCAATCGGCGGATACTTTAACTTTAGTGCATCCAAGTTACCCACCTGCTGAGCTTGATAGAACCACATCAACCACGTTTACACTGGCTAATATTAGCTTTATTCCAAGCATTAGTGCGCCTACAGGTGTTGCGGCTACCGCTACTACTGGCACTGGAAGTGTTGTTTACAATTACGTGGTAACTGCAGTATCTGATGAGTCGCTTGAAGAATCAGTAGCATCAACCGCGCACTCTGCATCTAACAATCTTGCAACAGCTGGAAATAAAAACACAGTTTCATGGGTGGCTGTTACTGGCGCGATTAGATACAACGTTTACAAAGAGAAAAACGGACTATTTGGCTATATCGGGCAAGCATCTGGCACTAGCTTTGTTGATGACAACATCATTTCAGATGTGACACGCACGCCGCCAGAAGCAGAAAATCCGTTTAATGGCGCTAATAATTACCCAGGCGCAGTATCTTACTTTGAGCAGCGCAGATGTTTTGGCGGCACCAATAATAAACCACAGAACTTGTGGATGACTAGATCGGCTACAGAATCCAACCTAAACTATTCAATTCCAACCCAAGATGATGATGCTATCGCTTTGCGTATCGTATCGCGTGAAGTGCAACGTATTCGCAATATCGTGCCATTAACCGAGTTGTTGATACTAACCAGCGGTGGTGAGTGGAAAATCAGCACGCAGAATAGTGACGCATTAACGCCTTCATCGGTTACCGTGCGCCCTCAGTCTTACAATGGTTGTACTGATGTTCAGCCAGTGGTGGTGAATAATAGCGGCATTTATGTGCGTGCGCAGTCTGGTCGTTTGCATGATTTAGCCTATAACTTTGAAGCGAACGGCTTTAAATCTAACGACCTATCGTTGATCGCACCGCATTTATTCGATGGCTATAACATAGTGGATATGTGTTTAACCAGAACGCCAGTGCCTATTGTATGGGTGGTTCGTGATGATGGTAAATTGCTTGGCATTACTTACATGCCTGAGCAAAAGGTATTCGCATGGCATCAACATGAAACTGATGGGCTATTTGAATCTATTGCAGCAGTCAATGAAAATGGGCGTGACGTACTATACGTTACGGTTAAGCGCACTGTTGATAGTGAAGTGGTGCGTTATGTAGAGCGTTTGGCTGATCGCATTATAGACGCGCTAGAAGATAGCTTTATCGTTGATTCTGGCCTTACCTATAGCGGCACAGCAGCTACCGTGATTAAGGGTTTGCATCATCTTGAAGGTAAGGCCGTGGTGGCTTTATCAAATGGCGCAGTAGTCAAGGGTTTAACTGTTGCTAATGGGCAAATCACCTTGCCACAGTCCGCAACATTGGTGCATATAGGCTTAGCTATCACCTCTCGCATTAAGACCTTGCCAGTTAGCTTTGAAGGGCCTGCGCTTGGTCAGGGCATGATTAAGAATATCAACAGAGCGCTATTGCGGGTATATCGCACTAGCGGCCTAATGGTTGGTTACGATACCGACAATCTGGTTCAGTTAAAACAAAGAACAACTGAGCCATACGGATCACCACCGTCATGGGTAACTGATGAGCTTGATATAGCAGTTAAGCCAGATTGGAATAGTAGTGGGCAGGTCGTGATTCAACAAACTGACCCATTGCCTGTAACGGTATTAAGCATGGTGATGGAAGTGGCGTTAGGTGGCTAAGGGTAATGTCAATGTAGAGCTTAGAGTG